TGGTGGTTTATTTTGGGCAAATTATTCTGCAACAGTAACGAAACTAGTTGGCAACGGTGAGGCAACAGATACAGGTGTTGATTTTGCGGTTTATAAAAATGCAGCAAGCCACACCACAACATTAAAAAATAAATCTGCTGGCACACAAACATTTGCAGTTGCAATTTTAGCCGGAGCATTAACGTCGTGATAGAAATAAACTTAAAGCTTATCCCCGAAGAAGTGCAGGCCATCCTGCAAGTATTAGGACAACTTCCGACGAGCAGCGGCGCGTGGCCGTTGTTGGTTAAGATTGACGCGCAAGTAAAAGCGCAAGCCGAACAGAAGGAGACGGACAATGGCTAACTGGAAAGTTGAAAGCATGGTCGTGAAGCCGGTAGACGGCGCATACACGGACTGCGTGGTGACTGCGGCATGGCGCTGCACGGCTACAAGCGGCGACCACAGCGCGTCCAACTACGGCAGCATGGGCTTTGCCTCACCGGGCGACGTTTTCGTGGCCTACCCCGATCTGACCGAGGACACCGTGCTGGGCTGGATTTGGGCGAACGGCGTGGACAAGGCCGAGGTTGAGGCGAACGTGGCGCGGGAACTGGATATGCAGGTCAACCCGCCGACGGTGGCAAAGCCGTTGCCTTGGGGGTGATCGGTGGACGCGCAGGTGTTATTCAACATCGCAATCGGAATCGCCGGGGCGTTTGGCGGGTGGATCTTGAACAACATCTCAAGGTCCATCGAACGACTCGACGAAGACGTGCGCAAGATGCCGCTCACGTATGTCACGCAGACGCACTATCAGCGTGACATTGACGATATCAAGGGCATGCTGACGAAGATCTTCGACAAACTCGACGAGAAGGTAGACAAATAGCATGCTGCTGCCGATCAACATTCAGCCCGGCGTCTACAGCAACGGCACCGACTATCAGTCAAAGGGGCGCTGGCGCGACGCCAGCCTCGTGCGCTGGTACGAGGCCACGATGCGCCCGATCGGCGGCTGGCGTAAGCGCGCAAGCGGCCAGATGACGGGCAAGTGCCGCGGGGTGATCGCGTGGCGCAGCAACGCCAACGCACGCTGGATCGGGCTCGGTACGCACAGCAAGCTCTACGCGATGAGCGAGTCGGGGACGCTGACGGATATCACGCCGACGGCGGGCTTCACGGCAGGCGTCGCAGACGCGACGCTGAACCTTGGCTATGGCGGCGGCCCATACGGGATCTTCGCCTACGGCACCCCACGCGCCGACACCGGCACCGTGACGCCCGCGACGACGTGGAGCCTCGACAACTGGGGCGAGTTCCTGCTCGCCTGCTCCAACGCCGACGGCAAGATCCTCGAGTGGGATCTTGACGTCAACAACAAGGCCGCGGCGCTCACCAACGCCCCGACCAGTAACAAGGCCGTCCTCGTGACGGCCGAGCGGTTTGTGTTCGCGCTCGGCGCGGGCGGCAACGCACGCAAGGTGCAGTGGAGCGACCAAGAAGACAACACCATGTGGACCCCGGCGGTCACGAACCAAGCCGGCGACATTGAACTCGAGACCGTTGGCTCGATCGTCGCGGGTAAGCGCCTGCGCGGCGTCAACCTCATCTTCACCGACGTCGACGTACACGCGGCGCAGTACCAGGGGCCGCCCTTTGTTTATGGCTTTGAGCGCATCGCGACGGGCTGCGGGCTTATTAGCGCGCAGGCGGTGGCGGCGGTGGAGTCGGTCGCGTACTGGTGGAGCCCGGCGGGCTTCTTCATGTACGACGGCTTCGTGCGCCCGATCAAGTGCGAGGTGCTCGACTACGTGACCGGCAACCTCTCGCAGCAGCAACGCTCGAAGGTCTACGCCGTGGCGAATAACCAGTACGGTGAGATCTGGTGGTTCTACCCGAGCGCGACCAACAACGAGAACGACTCCTACGTGGTCTTCAACTATCGCGAGAACCACTGGACCATCGGGACGCTGGCGCGCACGGCGGGCACCGACCGCGGCGTCTTCAACTATCCGCTCATGGTCTCGACCGACGGCTACGTGTACGAACACGAAGTCGGCGTGGCCTACGACGGCGCGACGCCCTACGCACAGACCGGGCCGATCGAATTCGGCAACGGCGATCGGATCATGGTGGCGCGGCAGTTGATCGCAGACGAGAAGACACAGGGCTCGGTCGGGGTGCAGTTCAAGACTCGCTTCACGCCGCTCGGCAGCGAGGTCGTCAAGACCTACACCATCGACAGCCCCTACACGCCGGTGCGCTTCTCTGGGCGCCAGATCGAGATGCGCGTCACGGGCGCGAGTAACACCGACTGGCGCGTGGGGACGATGCGGCTCGACGCCGTAGCGGGCGGCGAGCGATGAGCGCGATCGAGGGCATGGAGTACGTCTCCAGGTTCCGCGAGCTGATCGAGCGTGCGCTCGCCGAGGGCTACGGGCAGCTGACCTACGACGACGTTATCGACGGCATCGAGCGCGGTGAATACCAGTTTTGGACCTCAACCAACTCGTGCGTCATCACGACGATCGACGTGTTCCCACGCGTCAAACAACTGACGATTATCATAGGCGCCGGCGATCTGAACGAGATTGATACCGTGATCCGCCCGGTGGTCGAGGAATGGGCACGCTCTATTGGGTGCCAGATGATGCTGATAATGGGCCGCCCCGGCTGGCAGCGGGCGCTTGAAGGATATCGCCGCACGGCGGTGGTATTGGAGAAAAAACTGTGAGCAACCTTTTCAAATCCAAGAAGACCGAGACGCAGAAGACCGAGATTGATCCGGCCGTCTACGCAAGCGTCCTCTCTAACATCGAGCTGGCGAACCAGCTCGCCTCGGTGCCGTTCACTCCCTACCAAGGGCTGCTGACGGCGCCCTTCACGCAGGACTACATGCGCGGCGAGCAGATGACGCGGGCGATTGCGAGAGAGCGTGGATTCGTCCCAGAGTTGGACCTCGCCTCGCGGCAGGTGCAGCGCGACCTCGGCTTCCAGCCCGAGCGTGTCTTTGCGCCGACGACGCAGCAGCGGTTCCGCGCCCCGACGGCGCAGGCTGCCACTGTGATACCGGGTACCACAGTTGACACCGTGGGCGCCGGGCAGGTCGGGACGGAGTTTGCGCCGGAGCGCGTCGGTGCCGAGCGCATGGCGACACAGTTTGGTGCCCCCGGCGTGGCGACGCAGTTTGCGGCGCCAACGGCGGGCGCAGGCGTGGCGGGTGGCCCCGCCGCGGTGCGCGAGATTGGCGCCCAGCAGATCGCGACGCCCTTCACGGCGCGAGAGATCGCCGCCGGGCGCATCGCGGCGCCTGGCGCAGCCGGACCGGTCTCTGCCGGGCAGGTCGCGACGCAGTTCGCTGCGCCGACCGTAGGCGCGGGGCAGATCGGGACGCAGTTTGCGGCGCGTGACATCGGCGCGCCGGGTGCGGCGCCGACGGTGCAGGGTGCCTCTTTCTTGGACCAAGACCTTGCGCGTTACCAAAACCCGTACCAGCAGGCCGTGGTTGAGGCTGGCCTCGCTGATATCTCTCGCGCCGAGGAGCAGGCCCGCGCCGGCCGCTCGGCACGCGCCACCGCGGCCCGCGCCTTTGGCGGCTCGCGTGCGGCGATTGAGGAGGGCATCGCCGCGGGCGAAGCGGCGCGTGAGCGGAACCGCTTCGTGGCGGAGCAGCGTGCGCAGGGCTTCCGCGAGGCCGCGGGTCTGCGCGAGGCCGACGTGGGGCGCCAGCAGCAGGCGGCGCTCGCGAACCAGCAGGCGGTGCAGAATGTGATGCAGCTCGCGCAGGCGGGCCAGATCAGCAACCAAGAGCGCGACATTCGGCTGCAGCAGCTTGGGCTCACGGCGGGGCAGGCGAACGTGGACGCACAGATGCGCGCCGCGCTCGCGAACCAAGCCGCCCAGCAACAGGCGCAACAGCTTGGCCTCACCGCTGGCCAGTTCAACGTGGAGCAGCAGGTGCGAGCCGCGCTGGCGAACCAGCAGGCGCAACAGCAGGCCGCGCAGCTCGGCATGACCGCCGAGGAGGCGAATCAGCGGGCGATGCTGGAGGCGCAGCGCCTCAACCAAGCCCGAGACATTACCGGCGCGCAGCTCACGGCGGAGGAGGCCAGAGCGAACCAAGCGGCGATGCTCGAGGCCGAGCGCGCCAACTTGCAGGCGCGATTGCAGGGGCAACAGCTCGGCACGCAGACGGGTCAGTTCAACGTCGAGCAGCAGCTCCGTGCGGAGCTGGCCAACCAGCAGGCGCGCCAGGAGGCCCAGCGCCTCGGCTTGACCGCAGAGCAGGCCAACCAGCAGGCCGCCCTCGAGGCGCAGCGAATGGGCCTCACGGCTGGGCAGGCCAACCAAGAGGCAGCGCTGCGGGCGGCTCTGGCGAACCAGCAGGCCGCCCAGACGGGGCAGCAGCTTGGGCTACAGGCCGGCCAGTTCAACGTCCAGCAGGCGCTCGAGGCGGCGCGGCTCAACCAAGCGGCGCGGCTGCAGGGCCAGCAGATGACGCAGGGGCAGCAGCAGTTCAACGCGCAGCAGCTCCAGCAGATCGCGCTCGCCAACCAAGCGGCGCGGCAGCGTGCGCAAGAGATGGGCATGACGTCGCAGCAGTTCAACGCGGAGCAGGCCATGCGTGCGGCGCTCGCCAACCAAGGCGCGGGCCAGCAGGCGGCGCAGTTCCGGCTTGGCGCGGCGGCGCAGCTCGGCGACTTTGGGCAGACTGCGCTCCAGAACCGATACGGCGCTGCGGCGGCCATGACCGGCCTCGGGTCTGCGCAGCAGAACTTGATGCAGCAGTACCTCGACCGGCAGTACCAGGAATTCTCTCGCCAGCAGAACTACCCGCTGCAGCAGCTCGCGATCCGGCAGGGTGCCATCGCGGCGAGCCCGTACAACGTGACCCAGACGGGGACCGTCACGAGCCGCCCGAGTTACTGGCAGATGGCCGGACAGATCGGCAGCACGATCGCCGGGTTCTCCGACGAGACCATGAAGAAGAACGTCTCCAAGATCAAGAACCCGCTCGACAAGGTCAACCGACTCAAGGGGATCGAGTTCGAGTGGGAGGACGAGTACAAGGACGACGTTGAAGAGAATGGCCAGAAGCCAGATGGCAAGAGCATGAGCGTCTCCGCGCAGGACGTGGAGGACGAGATGCCCGAGGCCGTGGAGTACGCCGACAACGGCAAGATGATGGTCGACTTCCCGCGGGTGGTCGGGCTCTTGACGGAGGCCGTCAAAGAGCTCGACGCCAAGGTGGAAGGCAAGAAGCGCAAGGGGAAGAAATAATGCAAGTCTCTGGCGGGCCTACGGTGTTCAGCGCGGAGACCAAT